CTAGATCGTCGATTAAATACTGGCCAGTGCGTAGCAAGCCGTTAATTAAGTCAAGAGATCCACCTTGAAAAGTGGTTGCTGGAACCGCAACCATGCTTGGCACGACACTGAACATGTCTACCCCAGCATTGTCTGCTGCAATAATGTCTATGACATTTGAGACGGTGCTTGCGATTGGCGTAAACGTGTCAATTACCGTGCTCGCCATTCTGCCGACCGCACCAGTGGCCGTAATAGTTATGCGATCTTGTGGAGCTGCTCCGGTGCCTGACTTGTACGGCATTGCAAACTGGCGCGAAACGTCTGTGATTGCTCCGACAAAATAAGCGGGTGAGCTAGAGCTGTTGGCATCTCTAACGTCAATGAACTGACCCACCGCTAAAGGCAATGCATAGGAATTGGCGGGGATTAACTCGATGACGCAATTTGTCTGGGGAAAATTGTCTTGAAATCGTTGTCGACCTCGGCTGATAGATACCGACTGAATACCTGTTAACGAGGTGTAGGTGCCGTTCAGCGTGGCTGAGTAGTTGACCGTTGGCGTGGTGTACGGCATCAGCCACTCACTCTGATGGGCACTGAACCATTCAGCTGCATGTAACGGCGTAGGGCGTTAACCACGGCTTGTGGGTCCCCGCCGTTGACATTGATGGTGACGTTGTTGCCGGTGCGCTTGGCGCTTGCTTGATTGAGAAGCCCCATGTCCCCTGCAATAGCTGAGTCGCCAAGTGCGGCACCAGCAGCGTCAATAGACCCAAGGTCAGCGTTTAGAGATGCCACCGTCATGCCGCCTGTACCGGCAAGAAGATCAGCGGCAACCTGAGAACCAGCCACAGGTCCAAGGTTCATGAGCTGTGCAAGACCTGACCTGCCAAGGCCGACAGCAATTAGCTGCTGAAGTTGGCCACCAAATTTTTTGGCTGCTGCAATTTGCTCGGCAAATGCTTGGGAGTATGTCTTGCGCTGGGATTGCGCTGTGTTAAGTCCAGCTTCTGCTTTTGCTACACGATCTGTGGCGTCGGCCATCTGCTCTGTCGTGTAAACCCCGTCCTTTTGAAGTTTGTTTAGAGCTTCGTAGGCATCCATGCGCTCCTTGAGAGCGTCTTGGTATTTGTCCTCAGAGTCAGTCGCACCAGCGAGGGCAGAGCTTAGAGACACCCAGCCCCTTACTGCGTCAGCAAGTCCACTGGCGTATTCCCGCAAGGATTGCTTAGCCTGCTCAATTGCTTTCTTAGTGGCTTCAAACAAGTTTTTAGCGGCTTGTCTTGCTTTATCTGATGCGGCCTTGGCTTTTTCGGCGGCAGCAATACCGGCAGCTTCAGCCTGACGCGCCCTATCTCCTGCTTCTCGAGCCTTGTCAATTTGGACCTTTAAGTAGCCAGTTTCTTCTGCTGCCTTGTTTGTGGCATTGGCATAATCGCCTTGAGCTTTAGTGGCGTTTCTGACCATAACGGTAAGACCGACAAGTGCGGCAGCGCCAGCGATGGCTGTGGCAATACCGACACCTGTGGCAATCTGAACGGCGAAACCCGAAATAGCAAGAGCTGTGTTTGCTGCCGTGGTGATGGCGGCGATTGTGTTGTAAACAACCATTGCGGCCTTAGCTGCTAAAAGAGCCGTGGCAAGACCGCCTACGCCAATTGCAAAGCCAATCACTAAGGGGGTGTTTTCTCTTACAAACTTTGCTGCTGATTGCAGACCTTTTGCAAACTCGGCAAGGTAAGGGACAAGAGCCAAGCCAATTGTTTCTTGAGCGTCGTCAAGGGCAATCTGCATCTTCTTAAGTCCACCGGCTGCGGTGTTTGCAGCTGCGTCAGATGCGCCTCCAAAGTTGCTTTCAAGAATCTTGAGCACGTCAGAAAAGTCAGCGCCATTCTTAATTGCGGTTTTAAGCTCTGGCGACAAGGCTGCAAGAGATCGCATGTTGCCTGAAAACCCACGCGAGAGCGCCTCAGAAACAGACCCTAAATCTTGGCCCGTTGCCGCGGACACGTTTAATGCCGTTTGAAGTAAACGCTGTGCATGGCTGACGTCCTTAGTTGCTGTTACCAAAGTCGACAGGGCCGGACGAAGCTCGTCGTCCGACACGGCTGCGGTGTACTGGAGTTGCGCCACAAAATCCTCGTTGGCAGCAATTTGAGCGTCCGTCGCTGTAGTGCTGTTGCGGATTTGCGTTGCCAGTTTCTTCATGGCAAGTTCTTCATCGGCCGCAGCCTTGGCAGCAGACAGACCTGCAGCGGCCAGACCTGCTACAGCGGCAGCAGCTGGAAGCGCTGCCTTGCGGATTGCGAACGATGCCTTTTCTCCGTTGGTCTTAAGACTCTCAAATTCTTTGATAGCACTCTTGATGCCTTTGAGGTTGGCGTCTGCGACGATGCTAAGAATGATGCTCATTTAGGGGTCACCTTTAGATTGCGGTTTACGGCGTTGCCAACCTTCTCCACGATGTCAAGCATGCCCTGCTGAATTTCTCCTTCATGGCGCTCAAACGCTGGGTACATAATGCGAGAGGGCTTGCCGTGCTTTTCTGCAAGACGATCACCGAGCACGTTGCGATTGCGACGACCGGCCATGTCGTAAACGGTGTTAGCCATGCCCTGCCACTTGACCGAAAAAACCGCAAGGTTGCGGACGATGCCGGCAAACTCCTTGGGCTTCTTGGCGCTAACTGCTTGCTTCACCATTGTCATTGCTGCAGAGCCATTCCATGGAAACAATTGGTAGCCACTTTGAGTGACCCACTTGCGACCCATACCAGAGATAGGCGGGTCCTTGGGAATCTCGCTGCGGATGTCAGCCACCAGCGGATTGGTTAGCTGCTTAAAGTCTTTGGTGATTTGTAAACGCAAACGGCGGTCCACGCGAGACAGTTCAGAGAGTGCCTGCTTGAGTCCGTGGACCTCGTAGTGCATCTCGACTGTCATTGCTTGCGGCTTTCGTTTAGGACTTTGACAACGGTCGCTAGATCGTTGGTGTCGAAGTCAATGGCTGGGGGCCACCAGCCCGTCGCTACTAGCAGCTCTGCTAGGCGTCGGCGCTGGGTTCCCCTTGGGTAGGGTTTTCGGTTTCCGAGTCGAGCACTTCAACCTTGTCCACCTTCTTAATGAAAGAGTCAAAGGCTGCGTCTACGACGACGTTTTGAACTTTGCATGCCTCGTATGCGAGGAAGGCTAAATCTTCAGCGCCGATGCCGGTGGCCATCTGTGTGATCTTGGACTTGTACTTGCGTTCCCACTGGGTGATTACCCAGAGGTTCGTGGTGACGGTCGCTTGTGCGCCATCGGTGAAGTCCACACGGAGTGTGAGTTTCATGTTGTTTCTCCCTAGTTGTTAAATCAGGACACGTCTACGGAGTAGAGGCCGCCCTGAATCGTGATGTCAATAGTACTGAGCTCTCCCATTGTGGCATTGATGACAGGTAGCGAAGAAAGGAAGCAGCCGGTCAGGGTGAAGCCCGGATTGGTAGCCGAGTAGGTGCCCGGTGTTGACGGTGCAGCTGGCGAGACGATGACGTTGAACTGTGTGCCGACGAGGCTTGCAAGTGTTGCGTAGGTCTCTGACGCTGCGTAGCTCATGTAGAGAGTAAGCGTGAGTTCGTTGGATTCAAGGCCGCCGACATAGAAGCGAGCCAAGTCACCGAATGCGGTGGACTCGAGAGCCTCGACTGTGCGGGTGAGCGTTGCTGCACTGCACTGGTCGCGGAGAGATACGGCCCCAATGAGGACGTCTGGGTTGGAAAGGTATGTGGTCGTTGTAGCAGACATGGGGTTTACTCCTCGGTGAGTTCTTGCTTGGGTTCTGTTTTAGCAGATTTTGTGGGTGCTTGCGGGGCTTCAGAAATAAAGCCTGCCTTTAGCAGATAGTCAATCACCTTTTCGGTGATGTACTTGTTGATCTTGAGCTTCTCGCCGACGGTGCCGACGCGATGCGAGTTTACGATGTAATCAGTCATGATGTCTGTGCCTGCATTGCAATAGTGAGGTCGTATGAACCGTAGTCCTGACCGCCGATGTTAAGTACTGATGGCCGTCCGTCAAGGACTGCCACATTCTTTGTGAGCAACGCAGATGCAATGCTGAGAAGCACACGCAGACCATTGAGGTCCACAGGGCCTGTGCCGATTACACGGACAGGGAATGTCATGCGGACGATGTTGTAGTTGAGTGCGTCAAACGATGGGGCATCAAGAAACGCACAAGGGGGGTTGATGGCTTTCGGATCTGTGACGACGCGTAAACCTGTAATGGTTGACAGCGTTGCGGTGAGGTCGTCGATGGCCTCGTTGAATAAATCCGTGTAAGCCACTATGCGACCTGCGGACGGTTAATGCCGAGCAGTTGCATGACCATTGGGGTGACACCGGTGGACGGTGGAGCGCCCATGCCGTCAAAGGTAGCAATCGTGTTAAAGCTGCCCTTCTGCCTGTAGTAGGCAGCGCCAATCATGATGGTGCCTAACTTGACGTCACCAGATGGAGCAGTGGTGAGACTGTCCTGCAGGTAGCCCGCCTCGTAACGTCGGCGATAGGCAAATGCATTACAAGCTGCAGCGCACTGCGTCAAGAAAGCAGCCTCATCAATTGAGGCCGTTCCAATGCCCACGTAGTCCTCAATGTCCGTAGCCGTGACCCAAGTGCAGGTCAGTGTCCACGTGCAAGTGCCTGTCGGAATTGCAGCGCTGAAGTTGAGGTCGTCGCCTTCATCACGGAAAAGCAACTGGTTAGGATGCGGAATGTTCGGGTCAAAAAGAAGTTCGCCAGTCTCAGAATCGGTGCCAATGTACTCGTATTGAGGGCAAGCGAGGACAACGTATGTGCCGTTGAGGCCGTGACCTAAACCAGCAAGCGTGATGCTTTGACCGACTTCAATGTCAGTGCCAGTCAACGTCTGGACAACGGCGTAGTCGTCCAAACGCTGGTGGCTAATAACTGTGAATACCGCCATGGCGGTACCGCCTCTCGCTTAGGCCTGAGTGATCTTGCGGATCATGCCAGGAATGGCAGCGAACGTGCTTGCATAGAGGTGGTAGCTCATTGTGCGACCGAGCAAGGATGGAACCTCAACGCTCTGCAATCCGCGGATCTGCTCGTAGTACTCGAAGGCATCGCCTTGGCCCTGACCGACGCGGGTGATGACCATTGTCTTAGCAGCAAAGTTGCTGTCTACGACAAGTTGCAAACCGAGTGGGTTTCCGTTCCATGTTGCTGCACTTGCTGCGCCGAGTGCGTTCATGCCTGAGAGGCCGTTTGCAATCAGAGGGAAAACTGGTCGACCGTCTGCGCCGATGAGCTGGCCGAGCTGCGACCATACGTCAACGCTGACAAACATGTGGGTTGGCAACCAGTTGCGTCCCGATGAGATGTCATTGGCTGAATCGTAAACGCTCTTGAGAAGGTCGGTCACTGTGCCGTCCCAGACGCCTGATGACGTTGCTGCTGCAAGGAGGTTGTCTGCTGCGAGGTTGTCGCTGGCAATCATTGCCTCTCCCATAAGGTCATTGAGGATGAGCTGCATTGCCGCTGGCGAAGTGAAGTCAATGTCCTGTACGGAGAGCGTGACTTGACCGGCAAGGGTTGTCTTGCTGACGGAGTTGGAGTTGATCACCATTGTGGTTGCGGAAACTGCTGATAGTTCGCTTGCCTGTGCGGCTACCGAGGTGTGAGTTCCAATGGTTGGGCGGATGAACGTCTTCTGAGTTCCACCGTCTGGATAAGCGCGAGCGCCCACTGCTTCAACCACAGGACGCAGGAAATTAAGGTCTTGTACCAGAGGGCCCAAGACGTTGACATTCAAGAGGCCGGGTGTGTCCGTGCTAAGCACGTCTCCAGCTGCGGCTTGAAGGGGTGTGCGGTTTGACTGTGCAAACTCCTGTAAACCCTTGTTCAGGTTTGCAAATGTGTCGCCACCGATGTGGTATGCGGCCATGAATTCGCCTGCGGATGGCATGCGGAATTCGCGCTTAGCCTGTGCAGGAATTGGTGCGGATGGGATCGCTGCTGCTTCTACTGCCTCAGCTGCTGGGGTTGCTTCCACTGGTGTCTCCTCGACTGGTTCTGTGGTTTCTTCTGTGTCGGGTTGTGTGTCGGGTTCTGTATCTGCTGACGCAGCTACACGAGTTATGGTACTACCTTCGAAGGCCGCGATGGGCACTAATGACAATTCCATCCAATCGGCTGCCGTGACAATCATGCGGCCCTGATCGTCGTATGAAAACTCGGTCGGGTTTACACCCACGGAAACTTCCATAACGCCATCAGCCGAAAGGGTCAATGCGTCATCACCAGCTGAGGTGCGCGAGATGTACATGCTCGCAAGCATTGCCTCGCTCGTTGACACCCTCTCACTCACTATGCCTACGGGCTGGGAAGAATCGTGGTACATAAAAACACGAGGAGCCTTGCCATCTACAGGAAGTGAGCCCTCCTTGAACATGACCTCAGTGCCGTCGCTGACGGTGGCAAAAGTATTCCAAGGGACCGCAACGGCGTCTATTCGGCGCTCCCCTGTGGGCTCGCCGGCAGCGGCGCTGACGGTAACTGTGTCTGATGTGAAACGGATCATGCGAGTTGCTCCTGTGTGTTTTCTTCTGGTTCTCGTTGGTTGGGCATCATGCCCATTTCTTCTACCTCGCCGATGTAGGACTCCGTGTCAAATTCAACGTAGGTGCCACGAGGGAGAATGTTGTCGGCGCTTAGTGTGGAGGCGATGACCTCTGCGTATGCCTTGGTACCGAATGTCCACAAATCGATTCGTGATTCTCGGCTATTGGTGTAGGCGTAGCTACCCGTTGAAATTCCCAGCAAATAAGGAGGGCAATTGCACAGGCGTGAGAGATCAAGAGCGCTGTAGTTAGCGGACTCGATGAGAAGCATTTTGTCCGGTGTTGCGCTGGTCGGCTCGTAGGTTAAAAACTCGTTGAGGGCAGCGGTCTGGTTTGTTGCACGAGCAGAGTTAAAAGCAGCTGCAAGATCGGCAAGCTCTTGTGCGCTAAGGGGCTCGCCTCCAGTTTGCTTAAGGATGCCAGAAGGGATGGCCGACGCCGCATTGCGAAAACGGCTGTCCTCAATCTTGAGAGCTGTGGCAATGCTCTGCTCGCTCTGGTAGATGATGCCTTGTGAGGCACCGATGAACTGCACTAGATCCTTGGGATCAAGCATGCCGCCTTGAAAATAAACCTCGTTTGATGGGGCAAACCAGACTGGACCTGACTGGTCTTGTGTTGTCACAGAGCCTGCTGGTAAGCGTGTAAACGTGGCGGGGTATCCGTCTTGTGTTCTGCTGGAAATCCACCAGAACGCACGGCCAAAGAACATCAGGTCATCAAGTGTCCAACTCATGAGAGTTTCATAAGTGATGCTTGGGTCTGGTCGACGGAGCCAAGAGCGAGGTGCAAGGTCTGTGCATTCCATCTCGCGGGTTTCTTCGTTCCACTGCTCGCGGTACATCTTGAGTGGCATAGCCGAAATGACGCTGGCGTGAAGATCACGGGCGCGGGAAACGGCTGGTACTTGCATTGCGCGATTACGAGCCTCACCCTCAATGTAGGTGTAGTACTGACCAATCATGTTGGGGCCTTGCATGTTGGCGTAGTAACCGCCACCAGCAGCAGCTGCCTTCTGCACGGGCGCTGGACTGATCTGTGCTTTCGTTTCACCCTTAGTGAAGAAACCCATGATGACCTTTCGAGAGGGTGGCCACCACGCCCGACGCGTGGCGGTCACTTAGTGAGAGCATACGCTACTAAGAGACCACGAGCATGGGCTTCTGGCGGTTAGTCGGTTTACTCACCAGCGAAATTGCAAACACCGCAACACGTGCAAGCTCGATAGGTCCTGGACTTTTCTGTGAACTGAGGACGGCACCCTGGGCGGTTTTGACCATTACTGCGCGGCCGAGATGCTCAGCCAATGCGGTAGACCCAGTGTGTGCAACCTTGTCCTCGAGAATCATCTTCTGCACAAGGGTGGTGTAGCGGAGCAGCTCACCGTATCCAACGACGCTGTACCGGCGAGAGTATTGGGTCGGCATGTGGATCTCAAGCGTTGGTGTAATCGCAAGGGTGGTCGACTTGTCCTGCATGACGCGGTCAATCTGTCGCCACATTTCATCTTCTGTGTCAACCACAAACTCGACATGCACAATGGTCTTGTGATCCATCTGGACAGCGCGGACCCCGACATAGCGAGCCTCCGAGATAGAGCTGTCAACGGCAAGTACACCGCCAGCAGGCATTTCAAGATTGGTGTGGCATTTGCTCCAGTCCCCAATGTCCCAAGCGCCACGGCTCGAGACCCACTGGTTTAGATGGGCACGTTGGAAGTAATCCTTTTTTGACGCTGCACGGAGAGCCTTCATTGTGATCGTGGTTCCGAGCGCTGGGTTAGCCCACCGGTAGAACTCCTCGCCCTTGGCCTCGGGGGGCATGCTCCACTCAGCGAAATAGAGCCCGTTGTTTTCGCCACGGTCAATGTCGCGTAAACCCTGTTCACGGATTTGCTGCATAAAGAGTGAGTCCGCATCTCCAGCCGTCGACCACATAGACAGCAGGGGGTTACTTTTAGCGATCATGGTTGGTCTGATTGCCTGATCCATGACCTCGCCGGCGATGTCGAAGATTTCGTCAGCTACAACAAGATCGTAGGAGCCGCCGTGCAAGCGAGTTGATGCAGCTCTGACTTCCCACTTGGAGCCGTCTGGCATGGTCACAGATTTACGCCCGAGGGCTTGCATCTGCTTAGCGCCGAAATGCTCGACAAGGATTGGGGCGACGGTGGCGTGGATTGCCTCGGCGCGGTCCAGCATGTTTGCTGTGCTGAGCACGTTTACCTTGCGCCCCCAAGGATGAGTTAAGAACCAGCCGATTAACGCTGAGAGGGCAAGGCTCTTTCCGTTCTGTCGAGCCGTGCTGACTAAAGCTTCTCGATGCACAAAGTCGCCGGCATCATCCGTCTCGAGCTGCTTTGTAAGACAGTGCAACTGCCAAGGCATGAGCTCGGTCTGCATGAACTTGGAAGCCCACTCAGCAACAAGAGGCCCATAACTCCAGCCCCCCAAGCTGATCGTTTCCAGTCTGGGCAACGTGCGGCCAGTCTCGATGTCTCCGTTTACCTCGTCCGTGTTTCCAGCCAGTTCGGGCTGTTTACCGTCGAAAAAGAGACGATTGAT